ATTACGAAACTTTAAGAAAACCTAGATTTATTTGGTTATATAATTTTATAAATAAATTATGTGATAATTTAATAGATTTAGCTTTTAAAGTTAAGAGATTAAACAGAAAATATAACGAAGTTGAATATCAAAAAATGCGTTATAAAACTATTTATAAAACAGAATATATTTAATAGCTAACCAACAGCAAAGATTAAGCTCGTAGTGATCCCCTTAACATTACGAGCTTTTTCTATTGTGTAGGTAAATAGCGACTATGTAGAGAAATTGTAGGTAAATAACTAATGTCAAATACAGTTGCAAACATTGTAAAGTTAGTTATACTAAGATTATGGTATTAAAACAGAAGATTGAATTACCACTAAATTGTAGGTATATATTTGTTGATTACAACAAATCTCTTAGACCTTTTCGTAGCACTAAAGAAGTGTTGCATTTTATAGAGGGCAATAGATTAGAGATTGTAGATCAACAAACATTTAACGAAAGCTATGTGGTAGTAGTTAAAAAAGCTGATAGCTTTTTATAAGCTATAAGCAGAAAGAATAGGGAAGAATAATGGAAATGGAAATTAAATTATATCGTTTAGAGTACGAAGATGGGGAATTTTGCGTAGGAACAGAGTCCGAAGTAATAAATGAACATAACAGTTGGGTAGAAAATTCTAATAGGTTTGTAAAAAAATCTAAAAATAGTTGTGAGTTTGATGAAAGTGATTTAATTGCTAATAATTTAGCTACAACTTTACAAGACTTAGATAAACATTGGATTGTAGAACAATTTTATACAGTTGTATTAAAAGTGAAAGAAGAATAGAAAGGTAAACAATGGAAGAAGAACTAAACGATCTATTGACACAAGCACAAGAGAACATAAACGACAATGTAGGTAAGCAACAAGAAGAACAATACATACAAGTATTAAACGATAGTCTTGTTGAGTTGGTTAAATTAAAGAACACAACAGATGACTACATAATGATAAGAAATACTGCAATACAAAGACTATATAGCGATTGTGGATATTCAGCTATACAGTTAGGGGATATTGTAGGTATAAGCAGACAAATGATCCACAATATAGTGAAAGGGAAGTAATGAAAACTAAAATAATGACAACAACAGTAACAATAGCAGTTACAAAAGACCAACAAGGTAGCGAAACAAGTGATAGGGGTGGTTATGATTCTATGATTGATTGGTTACACGAGGGTCAAGTGTATGACAGTTACACAATATTAGAGATAAGCGATCCTATTGAATATAAATTAGTCAAGAAAGGGAAGTAATGAAAAAGTATAGAGTTAATGTTGTAGGCACAAAGTATATTACAACAGACACAGAAGATAAAGCTATTGAACATACACAAGATATGTTAGATCACATACACAAGTCATTAAATATGCAAGTGTTTTCAATAGCAGAAGTAAGGGAAGAAAATGTGTAAAGAAAAAAAAGAATATTATGTTCATAAAATTGTATTACAAGATGGGTATGGAAATTTGTACGATTATCAAAGCGATTATATAAATGAAAACTTATCTATTAATGAAGAATACGACACTATAACATTAATAAAATAGCAGACTATCGCTAGTCTGCTATTCCAGAAAGGAAACAATATATGAATAAATCATTTATCGTTTTCTTTAATGATACTAGAAATTGTCGTAGATAACAACTACAATGTAGGCACACAGAACAGGAGAAAGATATGGCTAAATTTAATTTAGATAATTATGAAACAGTAGAAGATAGACTTAAAGTATTTTGGAAAGATAATCCAAATGCAAGAATAAGCACAGAGATAGCACACATTACACCAGAGGGAACTTGTGTAACTATAAGAGCAGAAATTTATAAACAAGAAGAAGATGCAAGACCAGTAAGCACAGGTATAGCACAAGAAACTAAAGGACAAGGTGGTTTTGCAAACGCAGATGCTTGGATGGAAAACTGCGAAACATCAGCTATTGGTAGAGCATTAGCCAATTGGAAGTATCAGGGATCAGGTAAAGCTAGACCAAGTAAAGAAGAAATGTCTAAAGTTGGTAATAACAAAGACAATGTAGGCAAACAAGAAACACCTAAAAAAAAAGAAGTAGCACAAGAGATTACGAAATCCCCTTCTAGCATTACAGAAGGTCAGCTAAAAGAAATGGTATTTAGTATGTGCAACGAGGATAAAAATTTTGCAAAGAAATGCTACGACACAAGTATGACACGACTTAAAATGGATAAGACTATTAGCGACAATGTAGCTGAATGGTCTAACGATAATGTAGATAAATTTTTATTACTTGTTGAAAGTTATGTTACAAAATTTAAACAAGAATTTGAGGACAGAGCTGGTAATACTAAAGTAGTAAATAATATAATAGAAACACTAGGTAATGTAGAAAAAAAAGAAAGCGAGGAAGATATGGCTGATATACCAGAGGGTAAATGGATGGAAGATCCTATAAGTGATGGACAGAAAAAGTTTATAGAAAACCTTATTACACAAGCTATTGATAGTGGTTTAGATGAACTAGGTGCAGAGGCAAAGGCATACTTAAATGGTGGCGAAGCTACTAAGGGTAACGCTAGTGCTATGATTGACAAGTTAAAGAGTGCGTTGTCTTAGTTGTGGTGTAGGCGAAATTGATATGTTTGGTGATCCGACATACATAGTAGAGATACATTGTAGAAAATGCAGGGAGATAATAAATGACACAGACAGAGATAATAAATAAATTAAATAGTATATATCCAGGTCTTGACTTAGTAGAAGTAAAAAATCCTTACAGCTCTTTTGATGCAGAAAACGATAGATATATTGTAGAAGTTAAGTCAAGAGATAAGAAATACAGAGGTTGGGCTATTGAAAAGAAAAAGTTTGATAGCAATATTGTTAAATGTATAGAAACAGGCAAAGCATTTGTATATCTTACAGAATACAATGGAAAGATTATGACTTGGAACATACATAACTTGGTTCGTAAAGGGTATGATTTTCAATGGTCAAAGATACCTATGCCACAAACAACAGACTTTGAGGATAATGAGGTAGTAGTAAAAGAAGTAGGATTTTTGTATGAGGGAAGAGCCAAGATACACACCTAATATGGATATAGAAAGCTATAGGTATTGGGTACTATATTATAAAAGAGGAAACAAAAGGAGAAAAAATGATTGATGTAATGTTAAGCAAAGCAACTGTACCTATGTTGTTACACGAACTACTAACAAGAAAAGGTGATGATGGTAATGTATTATTTAATGCAAACTCTGTTCCAATAGCAGGTGGTAAAGTAATGCTTACAGCTATTACACCTAACTTTACAATGACTTGGATTCCAGAAAATCAAGAAGAAGAATGATATATATATTTAGATGTTGGGGTATTGGACATATAGAAGTTACAGAGAATGAGCCATACATAGGCACAGGCGATAGACCTTTGTGTGATACTTGCTATGACATAGCAGAAGATGGTAGCTCTTGATACCATTTCCTAATAAAAAATATAATATTATATATGCTGATCCACCTTGGTCATATAATGATAAGTTAAAACATCACGGAGGAAGTGCTGAAAGTCATTACGAAGTTATGACTATGGAGGATATTTATAATTTACCTGTACAAGATATTGCTGATGAAAATTGTGCATTATTTTTGTGGGTTACATTTCCTAACTTACCTGCTTGTTTAGAAACTTTTAATCGTTGGGGTTTTCAATATAAAACAATAGCTTTTAATTGGGTTAAAACAAATAGAGTAAATAAAGAAATGTTTTTTGGCATAGGTCACTACACAAGATCTAATGCAGAAGTTTGTTTGCTTGGTGTTAAAGGTAGATTGCCAGTACAAGATAGAACTATTAGCAGTATAATTATTAGTGATAGAGAAAAACATAGCAAAAAACCTGATGAAGTAAGAAACAAAATAGTACAGCTTTATGGTGATGTTCCAAAAATAGAGTTGTTTGCTAGGCAAACTGCTGATGGGTGGGATAGTTGGGGAAACGAAGTCTAAACTATCTTGTAGTTATCCCAACCATCTTTATTAATTGTAAAACATAACACACCAGGATCGTTCCATAGTCCTGTTCTTGCAGTAAAGTCTTTACTTGCATCTATGCTTGGACATTGAAACCAAGTACGTTTACCTTGTTTATATACTCTTGGGTGATGATAGTGTCCTGTAATTAATATTTCAGCAGCACCACTAGGTAGCCAACCCATAGCTTGACCTGCCCACCATTTCATAATTTTACCCTCTGGACCAGAGCCACCACCTGTCATATGTCCGTGTGTAATAGCTACACCTTTACCTTTTATATCTAGCAAGTGATGATAGTCAGTAGGTAGTATGACCTTTACTTTGTCATATCTTTTGTTCTGTGCAAGTATCTCTTTAACTACTTCAAAGTGCATCATATCAGAGTTATCTAATCTATCTGACAGCACCTGTCCTTTGCCTGATCGTGTCATCTCTCCGTGATTACCACCAATACCACAAATCACAATCTTGTCTGCTTGTGAAAGGAAAGTATCAATAGTTTTCATTATCATACGCCTAGCTAATTGATACTGTTGTGATAGCGATAACTCTATGTTAAATGGCATTGAACTGTAAAACGATTGGTCACAGTTCTCTGTAAGATCACCTAGTCCTAGTAAATATATTTCATCTATCTCTGTACCTGTCTTGCGTAGTGCCTTAACTTGATTTACCCCCTTAATAAGAGCTTCCTCGTAGCGTTTAAGAGTGTTTTCAACGCCATAATCAGCTTTACCTAACTGCCAATCAGCCATTGTCCATATAAAAGCAGTATCACCACCAAAATTTGTGTCTTTTAACTTAGGTTTTCTATTGTATTCCTTAACAAGTTTGTCAAAATACTGGTCTAATGCAGGGTTTTTACGCTTTACAACCCCCTTAAATGCAAAAAAGGTGGTCGTTCTGCCACCTTTTAGCTGTCCTTCCCAGCTACTAGCCCTTACATTCCCCTCAATCGTAAAGTACTTGGGGTCAAACCCCCAGTTTTTAAGTATCTCATCATACTTATTCTTGTAATTAGGATCAGTACCCACATAGGTTACTTCACCTTTGCCTGTTGTTTCATCAAACTCTATTGATGGTTGCCAACCAGACTTGTAATAATTATTACCTAGTTCCTGTGTCATAACAGCCCTTTCTGTTGAGCTAATTATACACAGGAATTAGGACAGAATCTACTTAGTGATTTGTTTTTTAGCGTATGTCTTGATGACTGCAAGTGCAGCACCACCACCAGCTAATGCAGCTAACTGAATTGTTTCAGCCTCTACACCCACTAATGGAGCAACTGTTAATGCACCAATGAACGCTTCAATGAAGGTCCACGCAGTTCTTTCAAGCATATCTTTGAGATCTTCACTCATTCCATACTCCCACGAATCAGACCAAGGTGTCCACCAGACATCTTTTTTAAATGTACCATCTTGATTTCTTGCTCTTTTAATTCTATCAAACATTATCGTATTATCCTGCCTTTCAACATAGCATTACCTATCAATACATTTCCATTTATTTCTTCTAGCTTTTCATATACTGTGTTAGCTAGGACAGTATGGTCTTTTGCTTTGTTATCTACTTGACCATCTAGTAATTTATTTATTGTTGTGTACTCTATAGTTACATCTTTGCCTTGCAGTAATTGTTTTGCCACCTTGTTATACAGTTTTAGATACGCCTTGCCTGAATGTCCTATAAAACCATCATCACTTAAATCTAAATCTTGTTGTGTTTCTCCTACAATTAAGCAACCAGAAGTATGTTCATCTGTATTACCAGCGTGTATAAGTATGTAAGTAAAGTTAGGTACATCTTGCAAATGCAACATACCATAGTGGTCATTACCATATCTTTTCTTGTATTTCTCGTGGAATCCACCAACAGTTCTAAACTTAATGTCATATGTACCCTCTGGTATGCAGGTTTCGTGCATTACCTTTACTGCTTGGTATTGATCTTCTAGTGTATAACATTCAAAAATACCATCTATAAACAACATACCATTTGTTGCATCTGTTCCAAATTGTGTTCTAACTACAGTCAGTTTCACCTATACCTCCATATTCTCCATCACATATGGTAATGTATGTACCAGCATCATTGACAAAAGTTACACACATTATCTACCACCACAGCATCCACTACCACAGCAGTCCATACTAATCTCCTTTTCTAAAACTAATGGTCAATAACCAAATAGCTAATGTAATTATAGTAGCTAATCCTGTAACTTGCTGTGCTGATCCAGTTAGTGTAAGAGTAGCAATAACTAAACCAACCAAAGTCCAACTAAGGTTCAATGTTTCTTTTATTGCTTCTACTAACCAGGTCCATAGCTTGTTAATCATAGACTTCTCCTAAATACAAAAGCTGCCATACTAGCTATTCTAGTCAAGATTACAGGAACTACGACCTCCTGTGCTTTTTCTTTTTGGTCTTGTGTCATATCATCTCCTATGTTGTTTATAGTTATACCTTCAAAATCTAAATCTACAAATGTTTCTATTGGGTTCTCTAAGAATGCTTCGTACTGTACCTCTGTAACTACATCAGCAAGTGTATAGTTCTCTACATCTGCATTCTCTACAGCTCTCTCTACATATTCTTCTACAGCTTCTGCTACGACTTCATCTTCTTTGACAGCTTCAGCTATAATTTCTACATCATTTTCTTCTACTTGTAATACTTCTGCTACTACTGCAACCTGTTCCTCTGTAAGTTCTTCTACATTTTCTATAGCTTCTTCTACAACAGCTTGTACAACTTCTTGTACTTCCTCTGTTGCCTGATCTAAGTTTTGTACACCAATGTCATTGACTTGTTCTATAACTTCTATAACTTCTTCAGTAGTAACTTCTTCTATAACAATATCTTCTATAACTTGTTCTACTTCAGCAACTTCTACGGCTACTTCTTCTTCAGTAAGTTCTACTGGTTCTACTACTTCTTCTTGTATATCCTGGTCTTTGACATCTTCCTCTTGAACTGTATCTTCTCTGATGATGTCATCTCCTGGTATCTCTTTATCCAACTCATCTTCTACTACTTCTTCTTCAATAACTTCTTCTTCTATAATAATTATTATTTCATCTGGTATCTCAATAATGATTTCTTCAAAGTCAAACTCTTCTTCAAGTTCCTCAACAACAATCTCCACTTCCTCTTTAACAGGCTCTTCTTCTTTAATAGGTTCAGGTTTTTCCACTTCATCTTCAAGCTCCACTTCCAATACCACAACATCATCATCAGAAAACTCTCCTTCGGTATCTGGTTCTTCTTCATCTATAACTTCTTCAGGTATTTCACAATCACCACGTTCCAAAGCAATATCAGTAACATAACACCCATATAACTCTTCATTCTTTTTCCTTTGGTTATCTCTCTCTACTGTACCATCTTCTACTTCAGACTGTTTGTATTCTGCTTTTGTTCCATCTTCCATTACAACCTCTACTGTTTCTGGTTCAGGTGGAGGTGGTGGTGGAGGTGGTGGTGGAGGTGGCACAGTAGTAGTAGTGGTTGTAGTAGTTGTAGTTGTGCTAGAAGTAGTAGTGGTATCAGGAACAGTAGTTGTGCTAGATGTAGTAGTTGTGGTAGTAGATGTATCTACACAAGTAGTATTAGGTGCAGACCAGTCTGTTTGTGTTTCATTAAATGGTTGCTGATCTGGTAAAGTTATGCTTCTTTCTACAGATATTGTACTATAGCTATTATCTGTGTCATTGTCTGACCTAACTCTGTAATAGAATGTACCTACTGGTAACTCAAAGTATGTTCTTAAATCACTAATACTAAATACATAATCATTCCATATATTTTGTTCGTGTCCAAAACTTGTAGATACACAGTAACTTGTAGCATCTACACCTGTAGCCATAGCAAAAAAGATTGTATATTTTTCTGGTGGACTATCCTCAAAACCATCTGATCCTAACAAGCTAATAGTTAAGTCACCTGTTTCTGCATTTATTGTTTCGTTATAACCATAAGGTTCTTGTGTTGGAACGTGGTCAGCCATTACAGGCAAAGGTATTAGTAAAAAAATAGCTAAGAGTATTCTTAGCATTACATTACAATCGCTGCAACAACTCCACCAAGTGCTACAAGTAGCGTTAGTACTTTATAAAATTCTGCTTTATCTAGTTTTGCATCTAGTTTTTCTTCTAGTCTGTCAAGTCTTTCAATGACCATATTGAGTAATTCTTTCTGTGTGTAGCCATTGTTGTGTGTCATTTATGGTAAGTCATCTTCCTGGAGAGGTGATAGCCAATCCCAATCTTCTTCATATACTGTGCGATTATTCCAGTCATATTCACTTAATCTTTTGAGATAAGATACTATCTCTTTACAGAGATAACCTACGAAGAAACCAAAAATAAAATCCATAATTGGATTGTATCATAGGATTTTTTATTAGCTAGGTTTTGGATTATCTGATTTAACTTTAGCTATGTGGTCTTTCCAAGTTGTTGTGTCATTGACTGAATCCCAGTATTGCATATCTAATTGGTCAGCAATAGAACCATAAGCCTCTTGTCTAGCTTGGATATAACCAAATTGTTGGTCATTCCATTTGCTATTAGCAAGGTCTGTTACAGCTTGGTCATAATCATCATCAGTAAATTCAAGTCTTTCATTATTAACTTGTTTATATAAAGGTTTAGCAGCTTCAATCTCTGTTGTAGCTTCTGTAGTTAGTTCTTCTAATGTTGCCATATTACTCCTATCTTACTATATATTTCTTATACTTACTTATTTAAACCATATAAAACAAACTGTCCTGCATCAATATTATTTGAAGCATCAATTTGAAATAATAATCCATCTACACTTGAAGCACTTGTAAATACTGCGCCACCTTGATTTCCATAAAGCTCACTTCCTGCAAAGTGTGAAGTTTCAAAAGTGATAAATGTGTATTCACTAGAATTATTTGCATTAAAGATGTATATAATTGCATTAAAGTTTTTTTCTGTTGTTGCATTTATAAAACTATCTGAAATATCCCATTGTGTAGCATTAGTACCTGAATTGTTTTCAAAAGTTCCACTTGTTTTTAAACCTTTTCCTGCAAAGTCATAATTAGAAGTTGAGTTAGCAGTACCACTTTCAGTTACTCTGCACTCTAAATTTTCAGCAGTATCAGGGGATAAACCATTTATCTTAACCATATACACATCAAAAGTGCTATCAATACCTGTTAAAGTTACACTTGCTACTGTTGATGTAACTATTTCCTCATCTATTTTTATTAAGCTACCTGCCATTATTTAACTCCATATACAGATACTTCTAACGTAAGTGCAGCAGAAGCATTTAATTGAAACCCTGATATTTGTTCTGCTGATTTATGAACACCAATAGATTTAAGTCCAACTAAACCACTTCCAGTTATTATTGACCCACCAGCTTGTCCTTGATAAAATGTGTAGCTTGAACTGTCATAAGGATTAAAGATGTAATGATAACCACCACTTTGCTGTGCTGAAGTTCCATCTCTTCTCATAATTCTATCTATTGCATTATTATTAGTTTCTCTTTGTTCTAAAAATGTAGAATAATCCAACAATATATGGTTTGCATAATCATAATTACTTGTAGTAATAACTGTTCCCCCACTATCTAAAAATCTTAAATTAATATAACCACTTCCAGTTGAAACAACTTTTGCTACTGAAAAAGCATACACATCATAAGTATCGCTAAAGCAATTTGTAACATCTAATGAACTAACAGAACTTCCACTAGCAGATTTTATAAATTCTAAACTTCCTGCCATTATTTAACTTTCTGCAATTCCATATAAACTTGCTGTACAATCAAAAGTTCCTGCTGTAACAAATAATTTTATTTGATCAACAGTACTTGCTTGTGGTAATACTCCACTACCATAATTAAAAGTAAATACTGTTGCATTACTTGTATTAGCAGAGTGTAATGATTGAAAACTATATTTTGAACTATCACCTAAATTATAAAAATAAGAATAAGAATGACTTTGCTCATTAGCTTGATTACCTGTTGTAACACCAGCTAACAAAAAATTTGTTCCTGATGCTTGTGAAGCACCAAAAGTTCCATTTGCTCTACCATATTGAGTTGCGTATTTATAAACATTACCACTTTCCTCAACACCACTTTCATAAAATCTTATTGCACAAAATTTACTATCATCACTAGGTTGAAAATTATTAACTGTTAAAAAATGTATATTGTATGTGCTTTCTTGAATAGAAGTAAATATTGCACTAGATGAAGATGATACATTTTTAGTTTCAATTAATTCTAGTTTACCTGGGTCTGGAGCACCTAGAAAGCCAAATCGTGTTGCACCTAATGGCATAAGAACTCCTAACTATTTTTAAAATCTAATAAAGCATTAACTAAAGGATTACCTGCATCAAAAAATAAGAATGTAACTAAATCAACAGCGTTAGCTGCTGTACTTAAAGTTATACCTGCATTTCCTTGTGTTAAAGCAACTGCTTCTGAACCACCATTTACAGTTACTTTGTTTATAGCTAAAGTTCTGCTACCTGTTCCATCTTGTGTTGCCTTTAATGTAAATGAAGAAGTACCATTTGCAGGTACATTTGTAAAATCTATGTCTGTGACATTGTGTGCAAGAGTGACTGAACCTGTATTACCATTAGCTAGATCTATTGCTAATGTTGTGCCAGAAGTAACTGCAACATCTGTTTCTACATAGTCAGTTAATGCTGCTCCTACAACAGCTCCATCTTTTAATGTAACACTATCTATAGCTACACCATTAGCTGATGTCTTTTCAGATATTGTATCTACTTTTAGTTCGCTACTCATTTACGAGTTCCCAACCTTTAGTGTTGTCACCTTGGTATGCGTTTTCGTTCCAAATGTAAGCATTACCATCATCTGGATAAGCAATAGGTGCTTCCCATACCCAGTTAGATGTAAGTGTCCAGCTACTATAAGGTTGTGCTGGATAAAATACATCATTGTCTGGATCATAAGTAAACCCAATACCTGCATAGTTACCTCTAAAAGGTGTACCTTCGCCAGTATGTGTGTTAGCTATTGTATTGTATGAAGTTCTTTTACAGGTTTGACCTCTAAAGTCTGCATACCAGGCTTCCCAGTCTGCAAAACCTTCTGGTAAATCTGTATTATCATCTTCATCTTTACCTACAATAACTTCTGTTACTATGTTATTTTCGTTTATAAATGCGTAATGTGCCATATCTCTCCTATTATATCAGCTAAATGTAACTGTGCCTGTGCTTTCTATCTGTATGTATTTATCGCTACCTACTGTTGTTTCTCCACCAGCAGATGTAGCACCTCCAGCTAAAGTAGCAGAAAAAGTATTTGGGTATCTAAGTATTACTACTCCAGAACCACCTGCACCAGATGTATAATTTCCACCCTGTGCAGCACCACCACCACCACCAGTATTGACTGTACCAGCAGTAGCGTTACCAGTATTACTAGCTGCACCACCACCACCAGAGCCACCAGAACCATTTGTTCCACCAACGTGAGTTCTTGAACCACCACCACCACCTGCTCTAGTAACAGCAGAACCAGTTATAGAAGAGCTAACACCTGCACCACCATTACCACCAGAAGAACTTAAAGGAGCA